CTTTTCATGGTTGAGGATTTTATCGTGACACACAATTCAAAATCGTTCTCCTTGCTCATGGAGTCATTGAAAGACATCAGGAATAGTCATTTCAATGCTATCCTTCTCCGTAACGAACGAGATGACTTGATTGACTTGGTGAATACATCCTACCAACTTTATTCACCGTTCGGTCAGTACAACCGTTCCATCAACGACATGACTTGGAATTTCTACAACGGAGGAAAGCTGAAGTTTTCCTACTATGCGGGAGGATATGAAGACTTTGAAACCCGTTTCCGTGGTCGCCAGTATTCCTATATCGGCATTGACGAAATCACGCAGATTGCATACAAGAAGTTCAAATTCCTAGTTACCTGTAACCGTAACGCATACGGAATCAGAAACCGTTTCTACGGTACATGCAACCCCGACCCCGACTCATGGGTACGGAAGTTCATCGACTGGTGGATTGACGAGGAGGGTCTTCCCATACCCGAGAGGGATGGAATCATACGTTACTGCTTCATGGACGGTGACACCCCCGACCAAATCTATTGGGGAGCTTCACCGGAGGAAGTGTACGCACAATGCAAGGACATCATCGACCCTTTGTGGAAAGACGAATACGAAGCATTGGGATTCAACAAGATTACCATGTTCGTGAAGTCAGCCACGTTCATCAAGGGTAAACTGGAGGAAAACATTGCCCTCATATCATCAGACCCAAACTATGTGGCTAACTTGGCTCAACAGGACGAAGAACAGCGTGCTAGAGACCTTGAAGGGAACTGGAACTTCAAGCGCACTGGCGATGACATGATTAAGATGGAGGACATGGAGCGTTTCTTTGCGGCATCATCACAGACGGGTGGAGCTAGGTATGTGTCTGCCGACATCGCATTTGAAGGCGGTGACTTCTGTGTAATGTGGCTTTGGGATGGTCTCCACATCAAGGACATTTTCGTCATGCGTGAGAATTCGGCAAACACGGAGAAGATATTCGCCGCCAAGTTGCTTGAATGGGGAGTGCGTGAAGAGAATGTGGTATACGACTATTGGGGTGTCGGACAGGCTTTGTCTGGGCACTTCAGAAGGGCGGTGAAGTTCACTGGAACGGAGAGACCGAAAGAGCCTTTTGACAGGTCGTACAAGAACGTGAAGTCACAATGTGCCGAAATGTTGGCTCACTACATACAGGATGGAAAGATTTCGATAGAGCCGCGTCTGCTTGACCTCCGATTCAACGGGAAGAAGGGCAAGTACAGCAATACCCCGCTTCGTCAGATATTGATGAAGGAGAGGAAGTGTATCAGACACAAGGACAATTCCTCGATAGGCGGCTTCGAGCTTGTGAACAAGGAAGGCATGATTAAGGCGGTCGGTTATTCTCCCGACTTCTTTGAATCCCTCATATACAGAATGATTTTTGAAATTAAAACCAAACACCGCAAACCGAAAGGTCTGCTAAGATACACAAAACCCATATATAGATGAAGGCAAAGGATATAAAGACTAAGAAGCCGTGGCGTAGAGTTAAGCCTATAGGTTATCTCACAGGCGGCGTTTTCAATTACGGTGAAGAACCTCTGTATTCGGACGACACCGTAATGTTCAACGTGGTAAGGCAATCGGATTTCCTCAGGGAGTATTATCCGAGCGGTCATAGAATCAACGACACGTCCCATTACCCCGACATTTACAAGGAAGAGAATGTTCCCGTACTTGATGAAAATGGAAACCCGACCGAAAAGATGCAGCGGAAAGTCTATTGCGAGAAGCTTCCTAGGTATTCATTCGCATTCCAACAGATTATCACTACCAAGCAGTTGGTTCACCTTTGCGGCAATGACATCCAGTTTGAACTGAACACTTCAGAGCCTACCGCCAAGGAACAGGACGACTTCAAGCTTTTCAAGGAGGGATGGCTAGGCAAGGACATGGAAGTGGCGTTCTACGAGGCTGCAAAATCCGTCAAGATAACGGGAGACGGCGCTATTGTAGGATTCCTCAACAATGGAGAGTTCGGCTACAAGGTGTTGTCCTATCTGTACGGAGACACACTCTATCCTCACTATGATTCCATTACAGGAAAGCTCAATGTATTTGCACGTTCCTATTATGACTACGACGATGAAGGGGAAATAGTATGCGAATGGCTGGAAGTATGGGACAATACAATGCTCCGTCGTTTCAAGAAGGCTGGAGACAAGTACCAGTCGTTTACTGACAAGATATTGGGCATTTTCAATCTAAGCGGATATACGCTCGTTGAGGAGAAGCCTCATGGATTCCCGTTCATCCCTGTTGCATACAGACGTGACGAGAACGGTGCTTGTTGGTCTGCTTCACAGAACTCGATAGACGGGTATGAAATGACTTTCTCGCAGATGGCTCACAACAACCAGGCTTTCGGTGAACCTATCCTTTATCTTCAAGGAGAGGATGTGGAAATGACACACGACATCAACGGCTCGCTTAAAATACTCTCTATGGGAACGGATGACAAGGCTGGGTATCTTGAATCACAGTCCGCTTCCGAATCGTTCATGAAGCAGCTGGACACACTCTACAGGATGATTAACGAACAGAGCTTTGCGGTTATACCTCCAGAGTTGCGTTCGGGCGACCTTCCTGCCGCAGCATTGAAGATTCTCTATTCCCCCGCATACGAAAAAGCCACTTGTGATGCCGCCGAATACCAGCCTTTCCTCAACGCAATGGTGGAAATGTTCATGTTCGGGTATGGAGTTGAATCTGAAAAGAGCATCGACTTTACAAACCTACCTATTAAGTGGTGGATTAAGGCGTACATACATTTGAACGAATCAGCGATTGTGACCGACTTGTCGGCTGCTGTACAGAACGGCTTCATTTCGAAGGAAACCGCTTCGGAACGAATACCTTTCTATGCCACAGTAGGAGAATGGGAAAGAGTGATGAAGGAATACAAGGAGCAACAGCAACAGGACTTGCTGGCTGAAATCAAGCTCCATGATGCCACTCAACCCGACGATGCCGTACAAGTAGAAAAGACTGAATGATGTATACAGACAAGGACATAGAAGAAGCGAAAGCCTTTATCCGAAAGAGGGTAAACGCTGAAATCTCCATGCAGAACCATTTGGATGAAGCACTCATTTGGGCTGCAAGGGAGATTATCAGAATATCCTACAAGTACAAGATTAAGGCTTCGCTGTTCAAGTTCTCCGTGAATCCAGAACTAAAGAAGGAGGTCGATGCTGTATTGGCTAAGCTTCGTGAGATGCTCTATGAATATACTGAAACTCTCAGTGTGGCGGTAGATAATAAGCAGAAAGACGATATTATCCTTTACATCAACGAAGAAACCTACGGATACACCTTGAAGGAGCGCATCAATACCTATACCAACCGATACAAGTATGAGCTTGAAGCCTTCATTGCATCGGGTCTTGCTTTCGGATATGGAGTGAACAAGCTACTTTCCACCGTAAGGGCTAACATGAATGCACCCTACAACAATGAACTTTTCCGAAACACCGTTGTTAGAGGAGGTATGGCAGCAACTCGCATCAAGACGGGTGGCATCAGCTATGGTCAAGGTCATTCCAATTCCGCAAGAAATCTGTTGCTAACGCTTACTAGGCACACCATCGGTTCAGCATGGATGAACGTGTACGGCTCAAATGCCTATCGGGACGGAGCTATTGGATTTTATTCGTTCAGAGGAAGCAGCTACCCGTGTCGTACTTGTCAAAGCATGGTGGGCTATCATCCCATTCAAGAGTATCAAGGAGAATGGCACTTGAACTGCCGATGTTACTTCGTATTTGTCTACAACTAATATACCTTATTATATATGGCTTTACCAAAACCGACCAACGCACTTCTGAAGGAGTGCAAGAAATACAAGCTACGGACACCCATGCACAAGGTCTTCTGCGAACTCGTGCTTGCAGGATGGGAGAAGGAGGATGCATACGCCTTCAGTGGGCTATGGAATCCTACATACTCCACTCTTATGAACATACAGGACATGAACCACCTTCTTAAAGAAGATGTAGGGGTAGTAAACTACATCGACATGAGAGTGAAGGAAATGGAACTGCTGAAGAAGAAAGCTAAACGTGCGGCAGTCGAAGAAGAAAAGGCAAAGACCGAGCTTGCCGAGATTGACATGACAACCGAGCTTTCCAAGGAAATGCAGTTGAAGGAACTCCTAATCGCAAAACAGAAGCACCCTGTAGGCAGCAAGGAATGGCTAGACATCAAGAAGCTCATTGCGGATTTGTCCAAAGTCAAGCAGGATGATTTACAGGACGAAGAGGACATTGTACACTTCTACGTCCCTATCCAATGTCACAATTGCTCTCTCTACATGGCTCAGAAGGCGAAAATGGAGAAAAAATAGTATATTTGCAAAAAACCCGATGTTATGGAAAAGATTAAGTTGTCCAGTAGAGAGAAAGATAGTTGTAAATGAAACTACTTGCAAAAAGAAAAGCGGAGTTTATTGCTCCGCTTTATTTGTTATCTCTTGTTGGCTTTGAACTTATACTTGTCGCCAATTGAGTTTGAATAGTCAATTACAGCCTTACTTCCGTCCAATTCAACGAATTTGTAATATTCCGTAATCGGGTCTATAGTAGTGCCTACCACTGTATTTCCTTGTAATTCCCAAGTTCCTCTATAATACTCGTCAAGGAAGTTTACAGTATAAGTTCCGTTACTATTGAGATTGATGTAAATGAATCCTTTAGGAACATCCATACTCTCTCCATTTTGTTCAGCCCAATAAACATCCCATTCACCTGCAACAAGAGCAGTTGTAATCTCAACATCGTCATCAGACGAACAAGCGGTAAAAACCATCATCGGCAGCATCGCCAACAAAAACAAAATCTTCTTCATAATCATATAGTTTTTAGAATTAGTTCACAAAATTACCCACAATAAATGAAAGTAGGATAGGGAAGGAGTATGTTTGAGAACATAAAGAAAGGAGAGTGTCATGCTCCCCTTAACTCTTTACCAAGACCTCTTGTCCTTAAAATTCACACACCAATCGTAGTTCAGAAACATGCTCCTCGTCTGAAACTTGCATTTACAGAGGAAAGGTTCGCCCTTCGCTCCAATCTCATGAAAGTCCGTGGCGAACCTGCAATCCCTACACCTCTGCGTCGGTCTTTCCTTCTTCGCCATCCGCAGACTTCCTTAGTTCCTCACCAAGCTCGTACTCAACCTTCATTTCACGGATGATTTCAAGCTCTTCCTCCGCAGTGGCAGGCTTCACCTTCTCGGCAATCTCACCGTAAACCTCCAGACACTTCACATAAAGGTGATAGAACACAGGGTCAAACACATGGATGAACGATGACATGATGCCTATACATGTCTGGAAACCGTCATGTACGCTTTCATCATCCACCGCAGCCTCAATCTTAGGGTACGCCTCATCGAGTGACGAATACTCCCATGCAAACTCACCGCTTACAGGCTTGATACGAATGAAGGGAACACCCTCCTTGTTGTACTTGGTAACAATCCAGTTACCCAATCTCTTCTTTCCGAAATCCATAATTCTGTCGTGTTATAAAGTTAGTCAATGTCTATATCCTCAATATTTTCAAGCTCCTCGTTTCCAAGAACCGCCTCCAAGTCGAGAATCTTCTCTATCGAAGGTATCGCAGCAGTGAATATCATCGAATTGTGCGGCTCGCTCCAGTACATGATATAACCGTTGCAGTTGTTCGCACCGAAACCTATCCTCTTGCTGAATCCCAAAGTACCGAAGTCAAGACTCAGCTTATGCGCACTCTTCACATAGGACGCTATACCGTTGCTGATACAGAACTTCTTGTAATTCTCATAAATATCCGTAGATGATACAAGAACTGAATGTTTATGCACTTCATCCATGATAGGGGTTATATCCTTGAAACGTACATACTCGATGATGCTTCCGTGAACCTTCTTCCCGTTCACCACCACCACGCTCTTGTTCGCATTGTGACGGACTTTCTCAACCCTTCCGAAAAGGGAATCATGTATCTTCCACTTGTTCGACTTCAGACGCTTGTAACCACGAACCATCCACATGAAGATACCCTCCTTCTCCTTCAGGAGCTTGTCGGAGAGCTCAGGGTCACGCTTGTCCTCAGGCACTTTCTTGTCGAAGTTCAGTAGAAGCACACGCCTAGCCATGCTCTCGTCGTTCGGGGAATCCTTAGGTATAAGCTCCACTTCACCCCAATCATAGTTGGAATTGCACATGAATATAGGTATGTCAACCACAGGCTTCGTGTTCTCCCCGATACCACGTGCAGCCATACTCTCCCCGGATGCAGCAGCCTTCACAAGCTCAGGTCTACGGAACTCGTTGGGGGACATCTCCGTACAATACGCAAACCTGCATCCCTCTATCGCCCTACGGGAATTGAAACCGTCAAAACCCTCCTTCGTAAGCGAGCTGAACTGAAGGTTGGGAAATACCTCCTCCTTGCCGAATATACCGTCAAGGACATCCTTCACCACACTCTTGCCGTTAGCACCAGTACCGTACAGTATCATCAGATACTCGAACTTGACCTTCCTTCTGTCTATGAAACCACCTCCCAAGAACTTCTGCAACACGACACGCTTGTGTCTCTCCGGGAGTACACCGTCAATCTCTTCAGGGTCTTGACCTTCAAACGCAGGGATGCCCAAGAACTTCTTCCAAGTAGGACACTCAGCCTTCGGATTCCACCTGAAGTCATACTGCTTCACGCAATGGTAGTCGGGAGAGAAAGGACGCAACACATCCTTGTAGGACTTTACACCCACATCCTTGAAATCAACCACGCCGTTCCTGAAGCACATCAAGTCAAGACGGGGTTCAAGCCTACGCACTTCCAACGCACGCTTCACGCTCTTGTAACAAGCCTTCTCCAGCTTGGAATAATACTTGTGGTTCATCTTGCAGTGGTCGAACAACCAGCCACCATAAACCGTATCAACAACAAGCGTCATCGGAATCTTCTCGTAATACTCCCCATTGTATATACGCAAATGACCGAAATAATCGGGATTGTTGTCCTTGGAATAGGAAGCAAGAGGAAGCTCGGACATCACTTCGGAAATCAGCCTTTCAAACAAAAGACGTGCCGCACCAACCGTACTGCATGAGTCCAAAGCAGCAGCCTTGGATACATACTTAGAAGACATCGGAATGAGAAAATTCATCAACAAACCACGTAAACGGTTGACTTTCAATTCACTATCGAAAACTATCGCCATAAATCTGTCGTGTGTAAGTTAAAAGTAAAAAATATAATATATAATAATAAACAACTAAACCTATATATAAGTGTATGTGTTCTATATCTTCTCTACAAAGATAGAAAAATACTAAATATCAAACAATTACAAAAGGTGAAAAGTTTTAAAGATTATGCCAAAAAATAGGAGAAAACCGAAGACTTTAATTAAAGTGGTTAAATATGCAATAAATATACAATTTAATGCAAGAATATACAAAATAAGGAAAAACGAAAAAATCGGGAAGAAAAAATTTTTATGAGGGGTAAATGCGTGATTTTAAATTCAATATAAGGGGGGTAGGGGCACTATCTTGTAAGCGATTGGGGGTTAATGGGTTATGATTATATTAATGTTATAGTTATAACATAAACAACAAAATAAGGCTTACATCTACCAGAAGAAACAAAACTAAAAACCTGAGATTTTTCATCCTAAAACAGGTGCAAAGGTTTTGAGGTTGTAACCCTCACCTCTTTATAAATACACTAACAAAACATACCCTCAATTACCACTACATCCAGATAGCTGGTACTTGTATTAATTCCTTTATTCCTGATGCTTCGTATCCTGATAAACTACCCGACAACCTAATATCAAAACAATATCATTAAAAACATGTTCTACAACACCCAAAAAAATCCGTAATTTATTGAAAATAAAGTAGTTATTTCTTTGGTATATCATAAAAAAGTTGTATATTTGTATATCCTAATAAGGGATAAGCGAGTTACAAAATAATGATGAAAAGAAAGGAGTCCCGAAGTACGCCAATACTCCAGAACTCCAAAAGGTTGGGTAATTGGAAAGAACTACCCCCCCCCACAACAGGGAACAAAAGTAGTTCTTTCTTCTTTCCTCTCCAAATTCTTTCCTATTTATTTTTTTGATTTATTGAATATCTGACGGGCAAAGGATATAGTTTGGTATAGTACCAAACGAAAGCGGAGGGCTTTAACCCTCCACCAAATCCCGTAAATTATGGAAATACGTTTTTCCGTTAGGTTCTGGAAGATTAAATTCACTTTCATTCTAGCCCTTTGATAGTGAACTTTGCAGAACTGGGGGGAATATAAGGAGTTCCCCCCTTTACGGTTTTCCTATTTCCTTTGCAAATATAGATATTCTTTGAACAACTCGCCAAATCTGATTGTTTAATTTAAAAAATATTAAGATTATGGCTAAAGTTATCACTACAAATTTTGACGAACAAATTACTATTGTTCCTTCTATGTACTTCGTTTGTGCTACTGATAAGTTTTTATCTGGTTGGGGTTGTGCTGAGGGTAGAACCGCAAAGCGTGTTATTATCTGCAATTCATATCGTGAGGCTCAACGTATGGCGGACGCTTTCAGAAATTACCGCAACAGTGGTATGAATTATATAAATATTTGTTCTAAACTCCCTTATTACAACGAAAAGCGATACAAGGTTACTTATTCGACATTTTCGGATTTTAGTGATTGGCTGAAATGGACTTGCATTCCAGAATAACCCTATTTAATCGGGCTAACCTGTTAGTTTGTTAGCCCTTCTTCTATCCTTTAAATTCCTTTATCATGATTGAAACTATAATACTATTTGCGTGTTTGTGGGCTTCTTATAAGGTGGTGAATAATTACGAGAGAAAGAAAGCTAGTAAATAACCTATATCTTTAAAGCTGAATACCAAAAAGGCTATAACAACAGGATTTGCAGAGTTTACAGAATTAAAAGGAACAATCCGATTTATTTAGGTTCTCACTCGTTTTGTACTGCTTCATGTCGTTGTGATAGGTCCGAAGTGTTCAACGCTTTAATAGAGTGGGGGTGTATTCCTAAAGGCTTGTATACTGCCTCCGTAACTTCGTGGTGTGGTGCGGGCTACTATTGTCCAAAGGTTGAGGAAAAAGGCTATAAAATCATTGAACTATAAAAAATATTATAACTACATGAAAAAAGAATATCCGTATGATAAAAGGTGTCGCCTTTCACTGTTTTAAGGCGTTGTATTCCGTTTTCTTTAGCAAGAGAAAGGATTATACCATATTACAGGAAAAAGCCGAAATAAGCGCAAAAAGAAAGGCTTTTTATCGTTCCTTGTACCTGTCATCGTTAACCAATACTTTGAATCTTAAATATAATTGAGCTATGAAACAAGAAAAGTACCGTTATTTCTCCGTGCTGTTGATTGATGGCACGGAGGTAGAAGTAAAGACCTACAGCGCAATGACGGAAAGATATTGTGAGCTGCTTTCCTACCACCTTGTAAACAAGCAGCACGGGCTGAATTTAAGCCCTTCCGATGTTGTGAGTGTGAAATGCATATCTAAGTGATTTAAACGGCTTAAATCGCCTTATATTGAGTAATTGAACTATTAAATAATGATGTTATGAAATCGAAATCCGCAAAAGATATATACAAACAGGGCATGAAATTAATGCAAGAAGCCGCAATCCGTGGTTGGAATGGTAAGGAATACACGGATGAATCTTCAAATAGGATTGATTATATATACGAAGTATCACAAAGATATGTCGCTAATATTGTCAAATATCTAACTGGTACGGATTGGCTTCCGAATGATAAATACGATGCCAAGGTAGAACGCTGCATTTATGCAAAATTCTAACAACTACAGGGGCTGCAAACCGCATTGTACCACGGTTGTAACGTGGCAGCCCACTAATATTAACCTATTAAATTAAATTGTATGAAACTTATTAAACTTGAAACTAAGAAAGGATTTCACTATGTAAATCCAAATTACATTGTATCAATAGAGGACAAAACGGATTTTTCCCGAATATGCACGAGAATCGTCTTTGTACATGGTGATTATATTGATTTTGACATGAATATAGATAAAGTATTGAAAATTATAAGCAAAAGCCAAAGTACTATTCTTTAAATGCCGAATAACATCAATTGAGATTTTTATATAACATGTATATTTTCTAACTTTACAAAAAAAATAAGATTATGCCTAAAGGAAGACCGAAAGGTAGCAAAAATAAAGTAATCAAGGAGCGTGATATGAGAAATCGTACTATATTCCGTATAGATATGGATATAGATTCGTGGCTTCGTAGTAAAAAGAACATGGGAGCGTATATTAACGGGCTTATCCGCAAGGATATGGAGGAACAAATGAAAATTAAAGAACAGGAGGACTGATTATGGGTTTAGCGATTGGAGTTATCATACTATTATTGTTCATTTCGTGGTGCAACACAAATGATTGTTGGGCTTTCGGACTTACTATGTTCTTCGTCTGCTTTGTGCTGATGTTCATCGGTGTATGGCAGCAACAGAGCGAGGAAAAGAAAAAGAAACGTGGATTTTAAGGGAAGGAGGCATTATGTTGTTCTTTTTGTTTGTCACGATATGTATATGTATCATATATCCTATATTGATACCTTGTTTCTTTATGCCGTTTGTCCTGTTCTGTATTATTGAGTACATCAAGGACAGACGGAGGCTGAACCGTTGCAAGAAAATGGGTGGAAGGAGGGCTAGACGATGAATGTACAGACTTTCAGAAATGCCTTTCTTGAAAAATATCCAGAAAGGGGTGCAGTGTTGGCTTATTATGAGAAGGCGACCAACAGGAAGCCGACTTGGGCTGACTTTTCCGCTTATTCGCTGAACAAGTTCCGGAAGTACATGTTGGAAGAATCGGGATTGTGTCAAAAATCGGTAAGAAGGTATCTTACATGGTTTTCCATTGTCATGGGTATGTTTGAGGAAGAAGTTAAACTTCCGAAGAATTGGCGCAAGTTCCTGTATGTGTCTGATGACATATCACAGAACGTGTATTTGACGGAAGATGAAATCAACCTTATTATAGATTATGTACCCCAGAGCGACAACGAGCAGTTTGTTAAAACTTCATTTCTTCTTGGGGCTTTGACAGGTGCGAGACACAGCGATTACATGCGTTTTACGGAAAGGAACATACATGATGGATGGTTGAACTATGTATCACAGAAAACCCGCAAGGAGGCGAATATACCTACCTCTCCTTTGATTTTAAAGCTGATTAAACAGAAATCAAAGGTTGCAAGGGAATTGAGCGAGCCGACTATTAACGACATTATCAGAAGAATCTGCAAAAGTGTAGGAATCACGGATGAAGTGCAGTTATACCAGAAGGGGAAATATCAAGTCAAGCCAAAATATGAGTTCATAACGAGCCATTCAGCCCGACGAAGTTTTGCGACGGGACTGTATCTCCGTGGTGCTGACCTGTACCAGATTATGAAACTCATGGGACATAGCAGTACGACACAGACTGAAGGATATATCTGTTGTGGGTTGCGTACTTTATCGCCCGAGGTAATGGGATATTTTGAGAACTTTAAGCAATAAGGTAGCCGAATAAGATACATAAATTAATAGCTATGGATAGATTTTACTTTGATTCAGACGAAGATGGCGTACGAAGAGGTTATAAAACGCTTGGTATATGTATCGCTCAATGCAAAAACCATCTCCGTAGAGCTTACGAATATAGTTGTGGGAATAGCGTCACCGCTGATGTTTATCAATTTATTCAAGGAACGGATAAACTTGGAAAATCAAAATTGTTGGGAACAATCCGATTTGATGGTGATGAGTTTACAGAAGAGGCAGCCGAATAAGCTGCCTTTCCTTATATCTTGTCCCAAACCGATTGTACCTTTTCGTATGCCTGTTCCACCTCGTCATTAAGCAGTTTTGCGTAAATCTGCGTGGTCTTTATGTTCGCATGACCGAGCATCTTTGAAACGGTTTCCATTCGGATGCCGTTGTTGAGAGCCAAGCAAGCTGCGGTGTGCCGTGCGTAGTGTGTGGTAATCGGCTTCTTTATATTGGCAAATTGAGCTATGACCTTCAAATAATCGTTCATTCTCTGATTTGCGAACACGGGAAGTTTATATTCATACTTTTCCAATATCCCGATAGCCTGTCTGTTAAGCACGATGAAATATTCCTCATCCGTCTTTTGTCGGGTGTCTTGGAACACAAGCTTACCGTCTTTTTCAAAAACATCACGTTTGAAGTCGAATTTCTGTGCGTCCGCATAGGCAAGTGATGTATAGCACATGAACAGGAACACATCACGAACCTTGTCCAATGTAGGATTGAGTTCCACCTCCTTCAATGCACGGAGTTCAAGTTCGGTCAGGTATTTGCGACCTTTCGCCTTTCCACGGTCATAATGTACTCCCACAAACGGATTTTTCTCGATGAGACCGAATTTCAAAGCCTCCGCAACATAGACCTTGAATCTTTTCATGTAGGCATATATTGTGGTCTGCGTGATTCCCTTCTGTCTTAACCAGTCCTCGTATTTGTTGATATTGACGATTGTAACATCATTGAAGGTCTGGATAAGTGCGAAATCAACGAGCGAGCCATGGAATACCCAATGTTGCTTCTGAGTGGATTCCCGATTCCCTCTCTTTTCGATTCTGTCGGCTACAAAATCTATGAATGAACCGATTTTATTGTCGGATGCCTCGAAAAGAGCCTTGAACTTGTCGAAGAAGAAATCCCCCGAAGTCTTGTACAGCTCGTTTATGCACTCACGAACCTTGTTGAGTGTAATGTTGATTTGCTCATTAAGCTGGAGTGCGTCCTTTCTGTTCTTCACAAGTGTTTTGTCAGACCATTGGTCGGAGTATACTTTTACACCAGTAGAAATGAACCTTCTTGAATGTCTGTGGTAAATTTCCACCTGAACCAACCCTGTTTTGGTTTTTGTTGCTCTCTTGTGCCTGTCAAAGACAATTTTTACGATTGGATATGCCATAATTTGTGGTTTTTGACCGATTTTCATTGTTGGAATCATCCGTTTTTTCACTCATTGATGTGCCTACAATGTGCTGTAACGCCATTTTTGGACGGAAGAACACACGTTCTGACCTCATCATGACCGCATTTATTTGTATGTACTTTTACCTGATTCCCGATTTCTTGAAAAAAATTGGGTACACAGGTGGGTGCATACATGGGTACAAAGTTTGTCATTTTCTTCATGGTTTTTGTCATTTTCTTCATGTTTAATAACATAATTTGTTCCTGTTTTGTTCGCCTTTAGAACCTATTAAAATGCGTAAATCTCTGATAATCAATAAAAAAGGTCGACTACCGAAGTAACCGACCTTAGTGTTTAAGTGATTCCGAAGCGATTATCCGACTAATTGTAACTATACTGAAAATCAGTTGGTTAATGATTTTGACTTATTCGCTTGGGTACACAATGTTACTCCGTTTTAATATGTTTTTATTTAGGGTACGCAAATCTAAGGAATCGGGTACACACCCTCCATTCCCTATGATTAGCTCATTTTCGGCCTGATGCCGAGTGCCATGTCTACCATCATGGAGAACTGTTCTCTCTCCAATAATCTTTGTTTCATTTCCGTCGTCAAGTCCATATTCTTAGCTTTTCCATTAGAACTGACAACTGGACGAAATTGTTCTATTGACATTTAGTTCCCATACTCTCTAACTTTGATTTCGTTTCCATAATTTCATCGTTCTTTTTATTGAGTTCATCCATAAGTCTCATTGCTTGCTTTTTGTAGAAGTCCGCTTCCTCCCTGAAGAAGTCCGTTTCTATTGACTTAGCCATATTGTCACGCATCCTTTCATTCTCTTTCCGCACGTTGCTCAACAGTGTCGCAATGCTTTCATTCTCCTTCTTTAGTTCGCCGATGTATATTTGAGACTGCTTGATGATATTGTCTTGGTCTTTCAGTCTTATTTCAAGTTGCTTGCATTTGTCAACGATGCTTGCGTCGAGGAACTTCGGTCCATTCCCTGTCAATATATAGTTTGCATTGACTTGAGGGTATGCTTCAAGGAACGGAATCAGCCATTTGTTGGAAATGTCCGTGGTAAGCCCTTGTCTTAATCTGTCGAGCATACTCTTTGTTACGCCCTCAATGTCTGTATAGATGCGGTAGTCAGTTAGACCTAAAGCATCTCTTACTTCGAAAAATCTGTCTCTAGCATCCATAATTTATGTTTTTAATATTAAAATAAATACTAATTCCTTTGGTAGTACTAAAATAAATACTACCTTTGCATTCGTTGTTTGACACAGACAAACTCATTTACGAATTTAAGCCATTGGCTAAATATATATAATCCTGTAATACATCATGTCTGTGTCCTCGTATTGCAGGACTTTTATTTTATATGAAGCAGAGATTATATTTAAGTACCATAGTAGCTAACGAAGCAGTTCAATCGAAAGACAGAATTGAAGCGTTGGCTTTTTCTATGCTCATAAAACTAACCTTTGTTTCATCAAATGTACAATCGGCTACAGTTGCAAGATGCAAGTCTATTTTTGGTATGGGTTCTACAAAGATGAGCCGTATTATACGAAACTCATTGAAGTTCGGATATACCAAGAAGGTTGGTAAGGACTTGATTTCTCTTCCTTTTAAGGGGAATAAGAACTACTGCCTAAAATTGGATTTTAAATTCTTGACTGCTAGATTCACTGGTGAGAATGTCTGCAAATATTCAATCAGAGACCTTGTTCGGATAATAAAGCAAAGTGTCCTGCTTAATCATATCCGTAAGAGCAACGATTGCGCTGATACCTATAATAATTCAAGCAATCCCAAGAACCACGCTGTTCTTGCTAAAGCAAAAAGAAAACTCAAGCGTATGCAGTGCGACAAGCCTTATGGAGAATGTCTAAGCATCAAACGCATTATGGCTTTAACCAATACAAAGAGAACCAACGCTAGAAAGCTGATTGGAAGCCTCGTCGTCAAAGGTATGGTTGAAAAGGTTGAACATTCTGTGAAAACGAACATTAACCCTCTTGACTTTGTTAAGTCTGCAAACGAATGGTTTAAACAAACAGGTCAAAATGGTTATCTCTATCGTAAGGGTAAGGCTGTGTATTGTAGATTGTCGAATGTCTACAAATACAACTCTGATGTAATCACTTACATCAAGTAATTTTATGCCTTGTTCCTATTTTTGACACCTAAAATAATTCAAGCAATCCTAGAAAGTTAGAGCTTATGACAAGAGAAGAATTTATAACCCTAGTACGGAAGAATGATAGACTATATGGAAACTATACTTCTACGCTACCATACATGAAACGTAGGGAGAAAAGATTAGCTAATGCGAATGAGAAGATTATCCGTGTAGCTGAATATCTTCACTCAAAGGGAATCAGGTTCATGACGATGGAGGCTATATTAAGACCTTCTGCAAAGAATCCGATGTTTGCTGATATATACATCCCAAAGTATCGTATTTTTGTCCGCAACGTGGATGATTCCGATACCTCCCGTAAAAGCGCACAGATATTTTATCACCTAACTCAAGGTGTTTACTATCAAATCTTTTCAAGGCACGACGAGGATGTTGATTTCGTGTTGATGAAAGTCGAAAATACCATCGAAAAAGCAGTACAGAAACCTCTTGTATGTAAATTCTCGCCAGAGCCAACCAAGAAAAAGAAGGAACGCATCAAAGCCGTAAGGGCTTAAACGGGGCGACCACTGAGAGTCGCCCATGGGTTTCAACTTTTTTGTATCTCGATTTTGAGTGTAAACAATCCGAGGACATTAAGAGAAACCTTGATAATAGATTTATTCATGTTTTTGAAATTTGTGTTTGAAATGAAATTTGTAGTCTCACAAAAACACAACAAAACGACTTTATGGAAAAAGAAAATCTATTATCCTATTTGATTAGGCGGTGTTGCCTACCGCCTTTTCTTTCTTTTAACCGATTGTACCAATAAATCAAAGAACGATGACTAAAGAAGAATTGGAACTCATAAAGAGAAGATGTAGGATTATAAATACGGCAGGGTGTATATCCATAATCCTAAGTGTTATTTCTATTTGTATATCAGTGTATAAATTGATATGCACATAGAAATGATTGAAATGGCAAGAGAAGCTAATGCTACCCAGTAAGATTTAGTCGTTGACCTGTTTGCTCCAACGGCTATTTCTTTTTCCTCTTCATCTTTCTTTAATTTTTCCAATATCTGTTCATATTTAACCAAGAGGAAGTCGAAATCGTTATTTATGACGACATCAACGCCTCCAAAGTCTGTTGACAGACATCTATATTCATCTAATTCGTTTTTTACGAAATTCCATAAAGCACCCGTCAATTCACGACCTTTCTTGTCGTCTAATGACTTATTGATGGATAGATACCTTAAAGATTTGAGTATAGATTCCACCTCTAAGATGCTATATGTCTTTTCTTCTTTGTTCATATATATTATAAAGTTTTGAATAACTTTTTAATAACTAACCACTTATGCAAAAAGCATGTTGTACAACATATAAAATACTACTAAAAATAGTAGCAATAAGTTTGTTAGTACTGAAAAAAGTAGTACTTTTGCAAAGTGAAAGAAACAAACATGGTTTTCACGTTTGCCCAAACAATCCACTTGAAACCTTTGTTATTTAAGGTGTGGATGGCAAATTTAGGAAAAAGGTTTGAATCTTCCAAGAAAGAAAGAAAGAAAATATGAAAGTATCAACCGAATTTCTAAGAGGTCTCGCAGTCGGAACGGACGTTCTGTTGGAAAATATTGAAAACGTGATGTCGGTTCAATCCCTCTGCGTAAGACTGAAGAGGATGGAAGGAAAGGTCAGCTTTGAGGTGAAGACCTATCCTCTTGAAAGAAAAGTACGAATCAAAGTTTTGCCCTATGACAGACAAGGATTCAAGGATGTTCCTCAGAATGCTGAAGGAAATCAAGTTGGAACTTTCGGAACTTAGGAACAGGCTGGACAACCACCCGAAACTGAGTGATGACCCCGAAAAGTTCCTCACGAAGAAGCAAGCGAGTGAATACCTCCAGATGACGGAGAGACAAATCAACTACATGCTTGCGATGAACAAACTCCCGTTCGCTACGAAAGTAGAAGGAAGGTGGAGATTCCCTCAATCAGAATTGGAGCGATTCGTTGCTCGAATGTGATTTGGAATAACAGGCTGATTAAGCTAACTACGCTCTTTAACTTATTGTCACAAAGTAAAGCTGCTATAATGTAGCACCCGAATTAGCAGGAATGCGGTCATAGGAGGGTAGGGCTACAGCAGACGATGGTTTGATACATCGGAGTAGTGCCGTGGTTAGCGATAAAGGCGAGGCACAAAAATTATCCTATAACAGTCGGACGTAGAGGTGTCCGAGGAGTAATAATATATAAGGAATCCCCTCCCGTAAAATTCGGGTACGCAGAAACGCCAAACACGCACTGTTGCGTTGAGGGGAGCATGAGAAAATTTAACCCTGTAGGCATAACAGCCCTTGAATATCGGGAGTACAAGCAGAACGGCTGTATTCGGGTAA